AAAAATAAATGTTGACATGAAGGTGAATTTTTGGTATAATTTTATATAAATAGGAATTTATGGATTTAAAACGAGATTTAGTCAAGTACGTTAGAGATAAAGCGAAATCTAAATATAAGAAAGACACCCAGTGCTTTATCTGTGGTGAAACAGAACATTTAGACTTTCACCACTTCTACGGAATGACTGAGCTTCTTGATACTTGGTTGAAAAGTAAGAAAATTACGATAACCTCAGCTGACGAGATCATGAAAATTCGTGAAAACTTTATTGAAGAATTTACTAACGAGATTTACAATGAAGCTGCTACACTATGCAAAGCCCACCATCAACGGCTACACAGTATTTATGGTAAGAGACCTAAACTGGTGACAGCACTTAAACAAAAAAGATGGGTGGAAAAACAGAGAGAAAAACATGGCATGGTATGACAGAATATTAGGTAGAGACCCCGAGGATCAGGAAAAACTGAATCCTGCACAGTCGTTTATCGGTATGGACGAGGGTATGACAATTGACACCCGAGAAGTCAAAGACAATTACAGATCAGCATATGAAGAACTAGAAGTAGTTAATCGTGCTGTAAATATGATAGTAGATGATTCAGCAGACATTAAATATGATGTTGGAATGAAAGTAAACGGTATTATGCCAGTTGTAGAAAATATTCGAAGAACTCGCGTAGACTTATTACTTAATAAAGAACCGAATCCGTTTCAAGACGTTAATACATTTAAGAGAAATCTTATAATTGATTTACTAATAGACGGTAACATCTTCGTATATTTTGATGGAAGGCATTTATATCATCTTCCAGCACAGAATGTAACTATTCATTCTGATACTAGTACTTACATTGAGAAATTTACATATGATGGTCATGTTGACTATTCTACGAAAGAAATAATACATATTAAAGAAAACTCATTTAAATCAATATATCGTGGAACTCCAAGGTTAAAACCAGCGTATCGCACAATGTATTTACTAGACAACATGAGGAAGTTTCAAGATAACTTCTTCAAGAATGGAGCAGTTCCAGGATTAGTACTTAAGAGCCCTAACACTCTTTCCGACAGAATAAAGGAAAGAATGCTGCAAAGCTGGTCTACTAGGTACAACCCCAAAAACGGCGGTAAACGCCCTCTTATTTTAGATGGTGGACTTGAAGTTGATAATTTAACAAAAATTAATTTCAAAGAACTGGATTTCCAGACATCAATATCGGCGAATGAGAAAATAATTTTAGAAGCTATGGGTGTTCCACCTATACTTTTAGACGGTGGGAATAATGCTAACATTAGACCTAACCACAGACTTTACTATTTGGAGACAGTTCTTCCAATAGTAAGAAAGATGTCATATGCTTTTGAAAGATACTTTGGCTTTGAGCTGACTGAGAATGTTACAGACATTCCAGCTTTACAACCAGAGTTAAGAGATCAAGCTGCATACTATGCAACCTTGGTCAACACAGGTATTATGACTCCAAACGAGGCTAGAGACCAATTAGGACGTGAACCTTTAGAAGGACATGACGAACTAAGAGTCCCGGCTAACATAGCGGGTAGTGCAGCTAACCCCACAGAAGGTGGACAACCACCACAAGAAGAGGAACAGGATAATGGCGAACAAGAAAGCAATACTTGAAACATTAGCAGATTTTTTTGCTAAACAAGGTAAAGTTTTAACACCAAGTGAGTATAAATCTATGGGTAACGAAGACGTCCCAATGAGATTTATGGTCGCGAAAAGACCTTTCGGGTCTTGGTCGCGTATGACTCAGATGTTAAAAGTGAACTTTCCAGACCAATGGGCCAAAGCTAACTCAGAACCAGCTCCTACGGTTAAACCGAAGAAAGCAGTTGAGAAACCAGCAAAGGCAGCTCCCAAAAAAGCTAAGTAATAGGTAAGTACATATGGAGAAAATTTTTCATTGGACAAATACTTTTAAAACTCTTGGAGAGGACGAAGACGGTAGCGTTGATATTAAAGGATTAGCGTCTACTAATGCAGTCGACCGAGCAGGAGATGTTATTAACCATGATGCATGGGTTCAAAAGAATGGATTAGATAATTATAAAACTAATCCAATCGTTCTATTTAATCATGATTATAATAAACCTATTGGTCGCGCAACTTCACTAGAAGTTACAGAAAATGGTTTGGAATTTGGAGCGAAAATCTCTAAATCTTCAGGCGAAATTAAAGATCTTATTAAAGATGGTGTTCTTGGGGCCTTTTCCGTCGGTTTCAGAGTCAAGGATGCGGACTATAACAAAGAAACGGATGGATACACAATAAAAGATGCCGAACTCTTCGAAGTATCAGTTGTAAGTGTACCTTGTAACCAGGGAGCGATGTTCTCGGTTTCAAAGTCATTTGACAGCATGGATGAATACAACGAGTGGAAAACGCACTTTAATAATAACGAGGCTCAGAATACTTCTGCGCCACAAGCCGAGGGTAAAACCTCAAAACAGGAGACGAATATGTCAAATGACACTAAAACTCCCGAAGCTAACATCGACTTGAAAGCTTTCGCAGAAGAAGTAGCAAAATCAACTGCTACTAAAATTGCAATGCAACAAGCCGAAACCAAAGCTAAGGAACTTGCAGACGCAGAAGAGAAAGCAGAACAACAAGCCGTTGAACTTGCTGAAAAAGAAGCTAAACAAGAAGAAGTCAAAACTATAGTCGAAGTCGGAATGTCAGGAGCTGAACAGCTCATGAAAGACGTTGAAGAACGTGTTTCAGAAAAGCATGATGACCTAGAAAAAGTTGTTAATGAACTTCAATCTGAACTCAAAGATAAAAAATCTGAGATCGAAGCAATTCGTGAATCAAAAAGAGTCTTTGGTGACAGACAGTCTAGCGACTGGAAAAAAGCATTCGAAGCAGATATTGATGATGCTTACGTAATGGGACTCGCAACAGGTAAAGGTTGGGATACTAAACTTGCACAATCCACAATGGAAAAAGTAAACGCACACTCAGGTGTTGGTGTTTCTTCCGCTGATTTTGAGCAAACAGTTTCAACTAATATCGAAAGAGATATTCAATTAGAACTAGTACTAGCTCCGTTATTTAGAGAAATCCAAATGACTTCAGCTACTCAAATCATTCCAATTCTACCAGATGCTGGGTATGCTGAATTTACAGCTAACCAAACAGCTACCGGGTCTTCCCCACATGGTAACTTGGAAGAAAGAGGCGATACTTATGACTCAACAATGTCAGGTATTGACTTAACTGAAAGAACTCTTTCAACCAAAAAACTCATCTCACAATCCTACTTAGGTAATGAGACAGAAGAAGATGCAATCTTGCCAATTCTACCATTGATTCGTGAATCAATCGTTAGAGCACACGCAAGAGGTATTGAAAACGCACTACTCTTGGGTAACCATGCAGACGGTGTTTACGGTACAAGTGGAGCAGCTTTTGAAGGACTAATCACTATGGCTGGTTCTAACAAAACTCAATCCGCAACTGCATTTGCTTCAGAATCTTTAACAGCTCTTGATTTATTAAAAGCTAGAAAGAACATGGGTAAATATGGTATGAATCCAGCTGATGTAGTATACATCATTAACACAACAGAATACTTCAACTTATTACAAGATGCAGAATTCCAAGATGTTAATCTAGTTGGTTCAGATGCCGTCAAACTACGTGGCGAAATCGGTTCAGTATATGGCTCTAAAGTCATCGTCTGTGACGAATTCAAAACACCAGCAACTGGAAAGTTCTATGGTGCAGCAGTTTATGCAAAGAATTATGTAATGCCTAGATTAAGAGGTGTAACAATCGAATCTGACTACGAAGTAGCTAATCAGAGACGAGTACTTGTTGCTTCTCAAAGACTTGGATTCACCGATATGATCGATGGTTCCACTTCAACTTGGGCACTTCAGTACAAAGCTAGTTAATAGCTAATGCGAATATTTGGAGGGGGTGTAACTCCCTCCAATGTTTTTTTAAGAAAATTATGGCAGATTTAGTAACATTACAACAATACAAAGACTTTAACGGTTTAGAAAGCGTTAAAAATGATGCTCGTATCAATCACATTATTGATCATGTAAGTCAGTTAGTAAAAAGTTATTGTGCAACTACTATAGTCGACTACGCAAGTAGTGCCAAGACTGAATACTTTACAATTAAAGATGATTTAGTCGATACAATTATTTTGGAAGAATCTCCCATTATAAGTGTAACTTCAGTACAAGAACGAACAGGACAAGCAGATGCATATGTCACCCTAATCACAGAAAATTCTGACAGTAGCGGTAAATATGAATATGTAGTCAATGACGATTCTGATAGTATTACTCGTACGAGTGATTCAAGTACTAAGTACTGGCCAAAAGGTCACAAGAGTGTTAAGGTAGTATACACAGCAGGTTATACTAGCACTCCAGAAGATTTAAAACTAGCAGTATTTGATTTGATTAAGTACTACTTAAAAGATGAACGAAAAGAAAGAATGACAATTGCAGGAGCAACAGTAGAAAACCCACTATCTTCTAGTTTATCGGGTAATATAGGGTTTCCAGACCATATTAAGCGTATACTTGATATGTATAAGTTATATAGTTAATGGCTAACGTAAAGCAAAAACAATTTAAATTTCAGTTTTTTAAAGATGGAGCAACAAGTCTAAATGACTTAGATCAAGCACTATTAGAAAACTTTAAACAGAATTCAACCTTAATAAGAAAACAGATTGATAAGTTAATTATTCATAATGTTAAACTAAATGATTTAATGGATGATGGTGCAGTATTAACAGACGATATAGAGTTATTTACTAAACTAATGGCGATGGTACAAACAAATGATCCTAAAATAGTAGGTAGTTTTTCTAAAGTAAAAAGAGATTCAAAAGCTTTATTTGATTCAGCTTTCTTTCAAGGAAAAGAATTTGGACACCAAGATATAACAGTAGTAATGATACGTTTAGGAATAATAGCTGTATCTTTACAAAATCTTGAAGACGCTTAGTAAGTGCATCAAAGGGAAGGGCAGAAAAACGAGGTTCAACCTTAAAAAATGAAAGACGAGTAAAAGTCCCAGAAGAAACAGAATTACCAGCTAAAACTGTAGGGCAACTCAGATTAGTAAAAAAGAAAGTTCAAACTATGTTAATAGCTGCAGACAGAATAAGTCGGCTGGATCCTACAAAAGCAGGAAAAACTAGTGCAAAGAAATACAAGTCTTTACAAGAAGAGTTTTTAGACGGAGAAGATTTTCAACTTGAGTTAGATACTATAAAAACAAAATTGTTTGATGTATTAACAGGAAAAGTTGAATTAGGTATAAAAGTAGAATCAAAAGGATTTAATAGATTTAAGTCTTTTTTTGAAAGAGCTTTCGGTAGAAATGCTTCAAGAGTACTAAGACTTGGAAAAGGTGAAAAGTTATTTGGAGAAAGTGTACTTAAAAATATCGATATAGGAGAAGTAGTAGGTTCAGAAAGTATTAATAATAAAGTAACAAAAGATCTTTCTGATATGTTACAAGGCAAAAAGCCAAAAAAACAAAAAACTAGATCAAAAAACTACTCAAGAAACAAATCAGGTATAAAAAAGAAGAAAAGCAAGATTACTAAAAACCAGGCAAAACTTGCAACAAAAACTAAACGAGCTATGGCAGCAGTTCAGGCTAGTACTATAAGAGGGACAAAGAAAGAGGCTGGAAATACAAAAGCTGTAAGAGATTTAGCAAGATTAACAGCAGCAATTAATAAAAGACTTCCCGCAGAAGTTAGACGAAGTATGGGAAGACCTGCACTTATAAACAGAACTGGAAGGTTTTCAAATAGTGTTAGATTAGAAAGTTTAAGATCAACAAAAGCAGGATTAAGTGGAGAATACTCTTACTTACTATCTCCATATGAGACTTTTGAAAATACAGGCAAAAGAAGGTGGCCAAGTGGTTATAATCCTAAGCCTCTTATAGCAAAAAGTATAAGAAACTTAGCTATAGCATACACAACTGAAAAATTAACAAGTCTTAGGAGAAAATAATGGCATCACAGTATAGAACAGCAAGAAAGAAAATAGTAGATGCCTTGGTGGAACAAATTAAAGAAATTGATGGTAATTTTCCATACAATTCAAACGTATTTAATAATGTACATGGTCACATGATATTTTTAGATCAAATCCAAGAGTACCCAAAAGTTTGTGTAGTCGCAGGAGATGAAACAAGAGAGTATCAACCAGGTGAATTTAAATGGAGATTTCTTAATCTAGATATAAGAGTTTATGTCGAAGATCAAGATGACCCACAAGAGGTCTTAGCCCTTTTAGTAGAAGATATTGAAAGAGTCATAGACGACAATGATGTTTTGACTTATGATGATACTGTAAGTCCAAACTTAACAACGACTTCCTTAACTTTACAGTCGGTTTCAACAGATGAAGGAGTTTTAACTCCTCTCGGAATTGGTGAATTAACTTTAGAGTGTAGGTATTAATCGAAATTACAAACGCTGATAAAAATCTAGCGACGTACTTTCAAAGACGATAAAATAGGAGAAAGCAAATGGCTTTAAATCTATCAAGAAATACTAAAGTATTTGTGAGCTCAGTAAATGGGGTTGGTGCAACTGGCGGAGTAAAAACTTGTCATGTATCTACTGCAGGAACTGGATATGCTGTAGGCGACATCGTAACACTAGGAACAACTAGTGGTAGCGGTACTGGCTTTAAGTGTATAGTAAAAACAATTACTGGAGGCAGTTCAACTGGCCCAGTAGCGACTATAATGGTTCCAAATAACTTTAGAGGTGCAGCATTTGTAGTTGATGAAACTGCAACAGAAAGTGCTGTTCAAAATTACGCAGGAACAGATAATTCTAGCGCATCTGGACTTATTGTAACTGTTGATTCAATTGCAGGAACAACTACAACAGATGGCTCAAGAACAGGAACAGGAAAGTTCAAAGGCAACGAAGTAGATGCAAACACATTCAGAGTAGGTGTACTAGACGGATATAGTTTTTCACAGGGTTCAGACTCAAGTGATGTAACTATCTCAGAAGCTGGTGCAGCACCAAACAGGGGTTCAAAAAGATTCAATGATTCTTTACCACCTGCAGAATGGTCATTCGGTACTTATGTACGACCATTCGTTCATGGAGCAGCTTCTTTTAGAACTGCAGACGATCATGATTGTTGTGAAAACATCTTATGGGCAGCACTATCAGGTACAGCCTTAGTTGGAGACGCAGCAGCTGATGGACGTGGTGTAGTAGTAGGAACTACTGCTCAAAACGGTTCACAATGTACTTTCGCAAAATCAGACGTTCATGAACTTATGAAACTGAATTTGTTCTTTGCACTAGAAAACACAACATACAGGTTGAACGACGCACAGGTCAACCAAGCAGAAATAGACTTCTCTATTGACGGTATTGCACAGATCACATGGTCTGGTAACGCAACAACTATTGATCAAGTAGAAGAAGCAATCGAAGATCCTTCAAAGTTCATAATTCAATCAACTTCAGAAGCTACACCAACCAGTGCTAGTACTGATACTTATGTAGAGACTTATAACTATGTAGATACAACCGGCCCAGCTGATGCTGATTACTTGAGAAATAAACTCTCAACACTATATCTTGATGCTGATGCACAAGGTGGCGGATCTGCTTCAAATGGTTTAGATGACAGAACTTATGATATTAATATCACAGGTGGTTCACTAACTATTGCAAACAACGTTACTTATGTAACACCAGAAACAATTGGTGTTGTAGATAAGCCAATTGGCTCATTTACAGGTGCTAGGGTTATCAGTGGTTCTTTAACCATGTACCTAGATACCAAATCAAATGGTTCAAACCAACTACTAACAGATTTATCAGGTGCTACTGACCTTGTAACAAACGTGTTTGACATGCGTTTATTCATGGGTGTATCTGGTGCTGTTGGATCAGATGGTGACGCTATAGGAGCAGATGATTTTACAGCTCCAGGTGTCGAATTTAATATGCCAAAAGCTCAGTTGTCCATCCCGACAGTTGAAGTTGGCGATCTAATCTCTGCATCATTAGAGTTCGCAGCTCATGGTTCAGATCTTTTAACTGGTGATGAAATTACAGTTAAATACTTAGGTGCAACCTCTCATACCCAAGCAGGATATCTTGCAACAGGTGCGACAGCTCTAGACGCCTAAGTCTAATGTCTCATAGTTTTCTCAAGGAGAGTAAGCTATATTTAGAGTATAGCGGCACAAAGTATAGAATATATACTACTGCCGCTATCTCATTTTCTCAAACATTTGCGGAAGATTCGTACCCAGTAAAGACTTTGCACGATCAATCAAAAATGTTCGAGGGCTCAACTATAACTAAAGCCAACCCGGCTTCATTTAATTTTGAAGTACCTTTAACAGTCGAGAAAGACGAGTCGATTGTCTTGGATTTAGCTAATGATTTAGTAACAACTGTTGATAGTGGTATTACCACTCAACAATTAAAAACATTCATTATGTATATCCAGACAGGCAGTTCTACTTTTAAAGTAGAAAACTGTATTGTAAGCGCAGCTAATTTTGCCTTTAATCCGCGAGAGCAGTTTAAAGTACAATTAGAAGGACAAGGAACAAAATTAACCAGAGTAGGTGATGAGAGTTATAATCTCGGTACGATTCAATCTGAATCAGCCACAAGAACCCCTCTTTTACTATATCCTGTACCAACAATAGATAGCTTAAATATGACAAGTATTATAAGCAGTACTATTCAATTACAGAATAATATAGAATGGACAGAATTCCAAGATCTTCAAACAAGTTTAGCAGGAACAATGCAATATCCAAGTGCATATACGGTAACAAATAGGATTGTCTCGGGAGCAATAAAACAATACCAAACAGATAACAATATAACACAATTTGATGATTTTAGCACTGCTAGTAATGTAACAATAAAAGGTGTACAAGTAGGGAAACCTTCTAGTGATAATGGATTTATAACAATGAATATTAATCCTGCTATGTTTACAGCAAGAATGGCTGTAGCAGATATTTATACACAAAGTTACGACTATCGCTCATTAGACGCAACACCTACAATAGCATACGTCTAAAATTATCAACATATTCTTAGGAGAATAATAAAACATGGAACTAAAAAATCTATTAGTGGATTCAAAAACCACTTGGGTAGAATTCCCAGGACTAGAAAACTTTGAAGTTGAACTAGCTAATCTATCCCGAAAAGAACTCGTTGCACTACGAAAAAGATGCACACAAAATAAATTCAACAGAAAAACTAGAGCTTTTGAAGAGTCTTTAGATGACGATAAATTTGTTAAAGAATTTACATCAGCAACTGTAAAAGGTTGGAAAGGGTTAAAACTAGCCTACTTAGAAGATTTACTACTTGTAGATATTACTGGAAAAAACAGTGATGAAGAACTGCCATATAATTCAGATAATGCAGAGCAATTAGTTGAAAATTCAAGTGAGTTTGATAACTGGCTCAATGAGGTAGTCTTTGATTTAGAAAACTTTCGCAGTAGAGATAAAGGATCTGATAAAGGAACAACTGGAGAAGTACCTAGCACATAATGATATAGGTATGACCAAGGATCAATACTTGGAAATGATGGATCAAATGGGTCAAGAACCCGACTGGGAAAAATGTCCTCCTGATATAGAGGATTTCCCTCCACTAGTAATAGACGCTATAAATATTTTTCATACTTTGGGAGATAGAATATATGGCGATGTAGGTTATACAGGAAAAGATTTTACTAATCTACCATTACTATATAAACATTATAGAATTGAAGAATGGCAAGAAGAATGGGTATTTGAAATACTAATATTTCTCGAAACGAGAACTATAAAAGAATCACAGAAGCAACTTAAAGCTTCATACGATAAAATAAAAAAATAATAAATGGCAAACAGTAAGGTAGTATTTGAAGTAGTAGCAACTAGTAAAGGCTTAAAAGTCGTTGCTAAGGATATTAATGCGACATCAAAAGCAACAGATAATTTAGGTAAATCTCAAGACAGATTAAATAAAAAATCTGCTGGATTTGATAAACAAAATAAATCTCTTTATCAAACAAATCTATCGAGTGCCAAATCTTTTTCAAAAATGAATCAAACCATTGGTGGAAGCAGTGGCTCAGGAGCCCTTGTAGGATCCTACGCTGTACTAGCTGCCAACGTCTTTGCCGTAACCGCGGCATTTAATACTTTACGAAGCGCTGCTGGAGTTGAAAAACTCCAGGAAGGCTTAGTGCAATTTGGAAATCAAACAGGACAATCTTTAGAGTTAGTATCAAAAAGACTACAGGAAGCAACAGATAACGCTGTATCTTTTGAACAAGCTATGAGAACCGCTGCATTAGCTACTAGTGCTGGCTTTGGTACTGAGGAAATGGAAGGCATCACAAAAGTTGCAAAAGCAGCTTCATTAGCTCTTGGTAGAGATATGGGAGATGCCCTTGACAGGTTAACAAGAGGCGCAATTAAACTCGAACCAGAAATCTTAGATGAATTAGGTATTATGGTAAGACTAGATGACGCTACCGAAACTTATGCAGCACAGCTAGGTAAAACAGCAGGTGCACTTACTCGATTTGAAAAACAACAAGCGTTTATGAATGCAATTATTCAAGAAGGTAGTGATAAGTTTGGAGCAATCGGAGATAATATAGACGCAAATGTTTACGATCAATTAGCAGCATCTTTTGCTGATTTAGCCCGAGAAGGTATTGACTTAGTAAACTTTTTCTTAAAACCTTTTATAGGATTCTTACTAGAAGCCAAAGGAGTATTTTTAGGATTGGTAACTATATTTGCAGGATCTATTGCTTCAAGAATGGTTCCAGCTTTCGGAGAGATGGGTCAATCCGCTAAACTAGCAGCATTTGCATCTGCACAAGCTATTGAACAATCCATTCAAATGGGAACTGCAAATCAAATAGCAGCACAAAAAGGCATAAAAGCAAGTAAAGGCATGCCAGCTTCCTTCATTAAATTAGAAAAATCTATCAAGAAAGGCACTGCAAGTACTAAAGAGATGACTGTAGCTCAAGGTCAACTAACTAGAGCAATGAATAAAATGGTAAAAGATTCTGCCGGCGGTTACGATACTATGACTAGAAAGCAGAAAATTTTGTTCAATAAAATGAAAAAACAAAAACAACTTATACTAGATATAAAAGGATCAGAAGCAGGACCCAAAGCACAAAAAGCTTTAGGTATGGCTACAGCACGTTTAGAAGCCGCTGAAGATGAAACTAAAATTTATGAAGAACAAAACGTTCAGGTATTTGGTCTTAGAGCAAACTTTGAAAAGAATATAAAAACGTTTAAAAACATACGAAAATCCTCAAAAAAATATAGAGATTCAATGGTATCAGTAGGAAACCAAACGGGCAGAGCTAATTTTATTGCAAAAATGTATAGATTTACTTTAGCTACTCTTAAAGGTGGTTTTAGAACAACAGCAATAAGTGCCAAAGTATTTGGTAAAGCCTTGGTTGGAGCAATACCTATTATAGGACAAATTATTATGATGGTTACCTTAGCTTGGGAAGCTGTGCAATTTTTAGCAAAACAGTTTGGTTTCTTTTCAGAGGAAAGCAAAGCTGCAAAAGAAGCTAACAAAGACTTAGACAAAATGTTAGGAGATATTCCTGATAAAATGGAAGAAATAACTAAGATGCAAGAACGAGCAACTGCTAGCACTCAGACAATGGTCAAAGAGTATAAGATACTCGGCGGATTAGCAAAATCAGTAGCAGAAGAAGCCAAACGAACTCGAATAGCAGATATAGCAGCAGGTACTAATATACAAGATGATGATGACTTTAGTGGAAGAAGTCAAGAAAGACAATTAAAAAGACTTAGACAATCTGGCCCTGTTAGATCAGTAGAACAATTAATTAAAGAATCAGATAAGTTTATGGAAACATTCAAAGCTAAATTTGGTGGACGAGGCTTTGAACAAGTACTATTAGAAGGAACAGCAGAAGGAAGAGGTGGAGCTGCAAATGTAGTAAGACAAATGCTTGGTTTCTTAGATGCGGCAGAAAAAAGTTTTGATGGATTATCACAAGCAGGTGAAGCTATTGTAAGAAGTTTTGCAGAAGCAGAAAAAGAAATTAATAAGCTATTTGCAACTGCAGCTAAATCAACTCAGTTTGATGGAATAGATATGATATTAACAACAGCTGTAAGAACCTTAAAAGAAATGTCTAAACAAAATGCAGAAGATGTAATGGCTAGAGGTATAAAGAACGCAGCAGTATTTAGTGCAGCACTAGATCGAGGATTTAAAGACGGAGTAGGACAATCTCTTGGAGATATAGGGTCAGGATTACAAAGTTTACTTGGTGGCTCATTAAAAGCCAATATGACAAAAATGGCACAAATACAAGGATTAATTGCTAAGCAAAAAGAAAAAATAGCATTAGCTACTCAAGAAGAAAAACCTGAACTAGAAGCCCAATTAAAACTTTACCAGGAGGCTCATGCTATACTAAAAGATCAAGCAGCTATAGCTTATGCACAACAAATTCCTGCACTTGCTGAAGGCGTAAAAAAGCTAAGAATGCAAATAATACTAGAAAAAGACATACAAAAAACATTAACAGGCAGACAGAAAGCTGCAAGCAATCTTGCAAAAAATGGAAAAATAATACTTGCAAATAAACAAGTAGAAGTAAGAAAAGATGAAGTACGTGTAAGAACATTAGAAATGGAAGATAACTTTTTTAAAAATATTGTAGCAGAAACTAGAAAAAAATTAGCAATAACAGGAGACATTAACGATTTATCTAAAGAAGAGCAAGGAATTTTAGCTAACCAAGCAAGAAGAACCGAAGAACTAACTACATTAGAAGAAAAAAGAGCCGCCATCTCTTTTGAGCGTTTAGAAGCAAGAGTTGCAGACTTAAAAATAGAACAACAGTTATTTAATTTAACTAAAAAACACGAAACATTAAAAAATACTAATCGTAAAAAAGAATCTGATTTACGAGAACTTGTAGCAGATCAAGAAACTGGAGGTAGTAGTACATTATCAGACAGTTTTGAAATTGCAAAAAGAACTTTTGAACTAGCTACAAAAACTGCAGAAATACAATTCGTTATAATACAAGCAGAACATGCTTTACTAGCTGCTCGTGTAAAAATAGAACAAGGTATCAATGAAACAGAAGCTGCAAGATTAGATAAAATAGAAGCAGGTTCAGGTGCTTCTTTGCGATCACTTAATGATGCCTTATCAGCTACTGTAACTGCCTCAGAAGATAGTCTTGAAGCACAAAAAGGTATAATAGAAGAAACTATACGAGGTGCAAGTTTAGATATGTCTACAGCTATATTAAATGCCTTTAAAGGTATGGGAAATGTATTTAAGCAATCCGGTGGAGGCATAGCTTTAGCAAAAGGGTTTGCAGGTATTTTTCAACAAGCTGCAACAATAACAGCACAAAGAGATAGAGTAACTAAGAGAAGAACAGACCTAGAAAGCACACGAGACACCTTAGACGACGGAGTAGAAAAAGATAAAGTAATTGAGCAAATTGACACGTTAACTGCTTTAGAAAATAAACTTACAGACGATATACCTACTGCAGCTGAAACAGCCTCTCAAGCTTTTAGTGCTATGGCAATGTCAATTACAGCAACTCTAGGGCCAGAAGGAGCACTAGCAGCTTCACTAGCTAGTATGAGTGCTACTCTTACAGGTGGATTAGATAATTTAGAAAAATTTGCAGGCGCAATGTCGAGAATGAATCCTGAAGAAGGAGAGGGCACAAAATTCAGTGCAGAACTTGAAGGAATAGCAGCAGGAGCCCAATTTGCAGCAGATGCTCTTGGTTCTTTAGCACAAGCTTATAATGCTTATTCAGATCAAAAAATTAGAGCAATCGATAAAGAAATAGCAGCAGAAAAAAGAAAGGATGGTAAGAGCGCTCAATCAGTTGCAAAAATGGCTGCAATGGAGAAAAAGAAAGAACAAGTTGCAAGAAAAGCTTTTGGTGTAACAAAGAAATTAATGATGGCACAAGCTATTATGTCTACAGCTGCTGCAATAATGATGACTGCTTCAACAAATATGGGAGCACCATGGGCTATACCTATGATGGTAATGATGGGAGCACTTGGAGCAGCACAAGTAGCTATTATTAGTAAAATGCAATATGAAGGAGGAGCATCTGTAGCACCGCCTTCACCTCAAAGCATTAGTGTTGGAAAAAGAAGTAATAAAGTAGATGTTGCACAATCTGCTTCAGCAGGGGAAGCTGCTTTCATACGAGGAGAAAAAGGTATAGGCTCTAATGCAAATAACTTTACACCTGGCGGAGCAGCAGGAATGAGAAGAGGCTATGCAACAGGTGGCGAGATAATGGTTGGAGAGCAAGGTCCAGAAGTAATAAAACCAACAGCAGGTGGGTATGAAGTAATACCAAACGATAAAATAGGTGGACAAAACTTAAACGCAAATATAACAATCAATGCAATTGATGCAGCAGGTGTTGAAGAAGTTCTTACAGCACAAAAAGGTAATATAATTGGAATGATAAGAGAAGCAGCACATGAACATGGTGAAGAATTTATAGAAGGTGTTAATACTGACGCATACTCAGGAGGTGGCGGATAATGGCAACATTTAGTAGTTTTTTAGATATACTTCCAGATCCTACCAATCCAATTGGTATATCAGGACAAGCACTTGCAACAAACAGTGGTGGAACAAATGGGCCTGGATTTGCGGCAGTAGAGTTTTCTTCTCAAGCTCCGATACAGATGTCAAGAACAAATAGTGGTCGTGTACTTACAAGAGCAATTGCAGGACATAAATGGAATATAAATATTACATATAATCCAATGACTAGAGATCAATTTGAGCCAGTTTATAGCTTTTTATTAGAAAAGAATGGAAGACTAAATCCTTTCTTTGTAAAGCTACCACAACAAGCAAATTCTAGAAATGCAGCTTTTGTTTCAGCAAATCCTACAATTATTACTGCTACAACAGCAGCAGCTGGTACAGGTTTTTTACTACAAGCAGGTCATAGTACAACAGAAGCAACTCAACCTCAACCAGGTGATATGTTTACAATAACAGACTCAAACGACAGTTTACACACTAAAGCTTACAGAGTAACTCGTGTACTTAGCAATGCTACTTATCAAAGT